TTGAGCCTTTTTCTGATGGGTCAGTTGTATCTCTGTGAAGAACTTCGTATGGGAAGTCTGACCTGTTTTCAGGTAGCCCCCTCTTGATCGGAACCATCAAATCTTCCAAGCGTTTAGTGCTTCCACCAACTGTATACAATTGACCGCTGTCGTTTCCTGTTTGCCAAGACAAACTTGAGTCGCTGGGTATTTTAGTGCTGAACGCAAGACGAAATTCTTGGCATGTTTCGGGCAGAAAGGTCCAACCAGAATCATCGCCAGTGCTGCTTTCAACATTGGTGCGATAAGCGAGCATCAGTTTTACTACAGGCGTTCTTCCAGAGAAAAAAGTTTTTGCGCCTACGTCTGCAATGTAGACCCTGCAACTCGCACGAACCAGCGCCTTGTCTGACGTAGCGAGATTTGTGACTGTGACAGAATCTTTATCAAGAAGCCAGTTTCCGTTAGCCGCAAGCCAGTCGCCTCTAGACTTAGCTGAAACACAGCTAATCACTTTTCCGGCATCGCTTGTTGAGTTCACGCTCCCGAAAACAGCATCGTTGTTAACAAAGTCTTCGTTGATTGCCTCATTCGCAAGATTCTCACCATTCACTGTAAATGACTTAAACGCTTCATTGACTTCATTAAATTGCGAAGATGTAATCTCCTCATTTTCTTTAAACTCGGGCAGCTTAATCCTAGCCATTACGCTTTCCTGTATTGAACAACTAAATTTGCAGACTGAACAAAACAATCGATTCCAATTTCAAATTCTGAGACGGCTTGATCTGATGGAATATTAAAGTCCGTACCATCAATTTTTGTTCTCTTTGGAAGCGTCGATGTTCCATCCATAGTAATCAAAGTTTGGAGCGGGCTATATTTTCCAGCCGCTCCGTCGATGACTGCACCAACGCCTCTTTCGCTTGCTTTGAGTTCGAAATGCGCAACAGCCCGAACAGATACGACTACTTTGTTTTTACCAGCAACTACCGGAACAGATCCGCACAGGTAAATTCCGTAACGCTGGTTGCCGTTAAACAACCACCCGCTTTCTGATATGTCGTTTCCATTAACTTCAACTTTATACTGCACGGCATAACGATCTATTGGTCTTCCAACCCAGCGGCCTTGCGGGTAATTCTTGTGTTTAAACACTTTCACCGGAGGAGTTACCGTAAGTCCATCGCCAGGAAGCATAGTTCCAATTGAGGTTTCAAGTCCTGTTCTCTTTCCACCACTAACGCCAAGCCATCCGCCTGGAGGATCGTTTAAAGGGTTGCCGAGATTATCGCTGGTTTCTCCAGCGAATGGATGAAAGTGCTCTTCGCCAACATCCATATATGTTTCAGCCTCTTCCTCACTAACAAAACCGTTGCCTTCCCATATATGGGATGCTGCAAAGTCCACTATAATCCAACCATCAGCTTCAGCATTAAACTCTACTGATGGAAGCTCTACTCCGTTATCGTCTGTAGATATAAAACCAGTGGTTTCATGGCTGCACTCAAACATTCCAGACGGCCTTCTTACAGAGTTAAAGGTGTCTTGAAAGCACTCTGTAAATGACTCATCAGCAAAGCAACTGTTTGTAATTTTGCCTGCCGTCCCAAAGTCATTCTTGAGGTTGTCCGAATCAATGTTTCCATTCAGTTCATCTACGAACTCTTTGAAGTTCAGGTTCAAGTCGTCGGGATGAACAACTTCACCCGCTTCTGGTCGTCGTATTGGAAACTTAATGGCCATTATTATCTCTTCTCAGAAGTCAAAACATCCGTCATCATTCGAATGTTGCGCTGTTCTCCAACCTTAACGTCTGCGCTCCATCCAACGACCATCATCCGGTTTGGGAACGTATTTTTATCGTCCTGCAAAAATTGAATAGCGAACTCAGTCGCCAAGGTTTTGTGCATATGACTAACGTCGTACCTGATCACAATTGGCCTATGAAAACCCCAAACGTCTCCACTGTCAAACTTTGCAACATCAGCGGAGGCGGGTAGCCCTGTTCCTGCGTAAACTGGCATCTGTTCGGATTGATCAACATGCTGTTGTTTTCTGCCTTTGTTTTCAGACAGACTTACGGTTGATGAGCGATTGATTTTAAAGTTGGTTTTTAAGTCTTCATTTCCATACGCCACTGCATAGCAGTTTATGTACCCAACTTGAACTGCTGAGAAAACACTGCTGAATGAAATAGGAGACGTTTCATACAGCGGGTAGTCCAACGTTGCCGTGTACGAAATGATTGGGGCACCATCATCTTGGCCCAAACCTAAAGACGATTCAGAGCCAAGCTCATTCTTCTTTCGATAGAAATCAGAATAAACATGAATGCCAGGAGAGTTTTCAGTGTCATGCGAACCAAAAAATACGTAGGACTTTCGGCCACGGACTTCAGTTGCGCATTGAATCGGGTAGTTTTCCCTAAAACTCCAAGCACCAATCTCATAGTGCCAGACCAATAGAAGATTGTTTTTCTTTCCAATAGTCGGAACGCATAGCCAGTACTCTTTGTTGTTTCGATTCAAGCACCCAACAGCAGATCCAGCGGCTGAAAAACCAATTCGCTCAACCAAGTCTTTAATGGGAGTGCTCAACTCAACCACTTGTGTCGGAGCGTTTGTGTCTTCAAGCATGCCGCGAACTACATAGACGCCATTGCTGGAAAGAAATACGAGGCCGGTCTGAGGAACGTCTTTGATCGAGTTCGGGGCAATGCAACCAATATCTCTGGTCAACGTTTGCGCTACAAACCCTGTACGAGGGCTTCCCTTAATAAAGTAGATGCCATGCTCTTTGAAGACAACTAAAGCGTTTGTGGTGGCATACAGGCCAGTTATTTCACCTGCCTCAGCATCACCAATGTCAAAGATGTTGTCACGAGGAAACACTTCCGGCATTCCAGGCGCGCTGAATTGAATCAGATTGTTTGGCATTCCAGCAACAAAGATAGTGTTCTTAAACGTTGCGATGTACTTTGCCTGCGCAGGAAACGGGCCAAAGTCTTCCGGGTCCCGAATGCCGCCAAGATTTTCATCAGAAATGCCATCTTCAATCATGGTCGTTTCATTGTCTTGAACTTCTTTTAAAAAGTGAAAGTTTCGACCAATCTCAGAACTGATTGCATTTCCGTAATCGTCAAAGATATCTCTCGTTCTGTAAATCCTTCGAGCAACAACCTCAGGACCACCAATAGGCAACGTCATCGAGGTAAATCTACGCCGACCATCGCAGCACTCAAACTGACAAATGTTGCTTGGGTCTGACAAAGGACTTTCTTGGCCCCGATTGTTTACGAAACTTACCCGGTATTGGTACCCGCAAATTTTTGAGTCCAGCCAATTTTGGCGAATACCCGCACCCTTAAGGCTTGTTTTTGCTCCCTTTGGTTTCAAGCTGCCAAGGCCTTGACCCTTGGTCCTGGTGCCGAGCATGTATTTGGTTTCATCTACGCGACTCGTATCGCGAGCCTCATTGTAGTACTCACGAAACACAACGGTTGCAGATGGCGCAGACGGTTGTGAAGAGAAACCAGCACGGCTGACATATCGACCATCGTAAACAGACGGCTCATCGACACCATTAACCAAATACAGACGACCACCGAACGCTACACTTTGAGACCCAATGGAAGACGTTGTTGGAACGAATCGCTTTCTTTGAGCAACTCCAGAGCCACCGTTGTAGACCTTTCCTTCAAGGTCCTCCAAGTCGACGTATGGTTTTTCCGATGTCAAAACATCAAAATTAGTCGGCGCTATTTTTCGGAGACCGCCTTTTGCGTCCTCAAAAATTACAGACCGCTGCGCACCATTGTGGCGAGACAAAAAATGAATCGAGGTAATCTCAGAGTGAAAAAAGCCCCAGTCATAGTCATCGTACGTAATCAGGTCGTATGCGCCAGCATTCTTCCAGCCATCATAACTGTCCCACGACATTTCTTTAATTTTGGCAGCAGAATCGGCTGAAACACGCCAACGCTGATCCATTCCGCGCAATCGAGCAACTTCAAATCTTTGTGTCTTCATGATTTACTCGGAATGCCAAAACGTTCACGATCAGCCATGGCTCGATCAAAGCCACGGCGCACATACATCCTGTCGCTGCGAGACAAATACTTGCTCTTCATGCGCTCAAGAAGGTCTTTAGCTCTTGCTTCGTACAGTTGACTATAGGTTGCCATCCCGTGCTGCATGGCGATGTCTTTCAAAGCCGAGTACACCAAGTAGTGGTGGTACTGCACAGGCCAATCTGGCGAATCCGAGTCATTGACCAGGCGAAACGGCCTCTTGTGATACCGAGCCTCAACCATGTAGTCACTTTTGGGCGTGTACCATAACCGAAGGTACTGCCTTGGTCCTGACTCATCGAGCAAAGCTAAATCGAACAAATCGCCAGTTGGATCAACGGTGTCGCTAAGCGTTCCATCAGAACCCACAACTGTCGCCGTTGTAAGTTCTTTTCCTTCGTCTACATATTTACCGGTGTCTTCTTTAACTGTGGCAATATGACGCCAATTTCCAACACCAGAGTCTAATCTTGTAGCAACAATTAATTTGGGATCAACTAAAGGATTTACCAAGCGTCTGTAAATCTTTTTAAGCCTACCAGTGTCGGTGGATCCACTGCTTCTGTGTGCGGATGTGTCTATAAGTTTATCAAGAACAACCCTATATTTTTTTCCGCTGGTCGGCAACGTAACTGAAGAAACGGGAGATGGAGAACTTTCTTGGCCAGCGTACAAAAATGTATAGCAGTACTCATATGTTTGCCCGGCAATAAGCAGACCATCACCGTGTTCAAAATCAAATAAAACAGGAGCATAATCTGGTGGCCGAACGATAGCAGGCGGCATTTCCTCTATGCTTACAAACGGATCACCAGTATCCGCACGGTCAAGATACAGGTTCTCTTCTTTTCGAGCATCAAGAAACATGAATCTGCCACGATTTGGGGCAGTCAATGTCGAACTTGTAGTGTCAGAGCTATACGTAACCGTTTCGTTTGTAACGATTCCTCGATCCATAATGCCCAACACTTCAATGGAATCTTTGGGCATTGGGTAAATTACATATTGAATCTTCCATGAAGTATATGTGCCGGAATCTAATGGCTGGTCGATAATGAAGGTTCTAGCGTCAACATATCGAGTAATCGTATATTTAACGTTGTTGATTACTAGAGTTTTACCTTCGATATCACTTGGAAGGTTTTTAATACCGGCACCAGTAGTCGTGGGTAGCACTACCTTTCGGGTTCCGTCTCCTGTAAGGGTATCAGTGCTGCTACCATCAATGTCAGCCCTGATCATAAACTCATAGCGTTTCTGCATGAACAGCCACTGATACTGGCTGGAAACCTGCAGGTAGTGCCGGTTAATGACCCTCGTGAGGTTATCATCGTACTGCTTGAGGTCTGGGTTGTAGTCCAACGCAGAGTTGATTTCTTCGCGGATTTCTTTGAGATTCACGTTGGGCTCCAAAAAAAGAAAACGGCTGCTGGAGAAGTATACCCCAGCAGCCGAAAATGGACCGAGGTCCGGTAGCGAATAAGTCTTAGTAAAGACCCTGATCAATGATCATGACGGCGGCAACATTTGTGGTTGCTGAGTCATCAGACAAAGCGATTCCACACATCTGGAAGGTTGCGGCCACAGCAAGGTCTGCACGACCAGCAACGCTGATCGGTCCCGCAAGACCAAGTCCAACATCACAGTCGGCATGAACGTTTGCTGTGTCAAACTTGCCAGCAGTTTGAACTCGCACAAGGGCTCCATCAGCAACGGTTTCAGTAGCGATTCCAAAAACACCACTGTTACCATTCGTGCCTACGGCAGCAGCCTTCTTACAGGCTGTTCCAAGAACACCCTTTGTTGTGCTGTTGCTTACTGCAACCCAATCGCCCGCAGTGATCGCTCCGTCAGCAAACAATTCTACGAACTTTTTAGGAAAATGATTGTCGCCATCGACGCCATCACGCTTGAAAATTGCCATGTTGTCCTCCCTCTTTTGACTAAATGGCTATGAAGTAGGGTGGGGATCACCGCGACCCCCACCCAATCAGGATGACCTAGAAGGTTTCCAGGTCGAATGCGAGACCGCTTGAACCGAGGTGCTTGGCGATCAACTGACCACGGCACCGGAGCTTAGCAGCGCGAACATCGTACTCACCAGACACAGTCTCGAAGTCCGACAGGTCGAAGTAACCCTTAGGATCCCAAACTGTGTAGATGTCGTTCATGTTCAGGAAGTAGAAGCTGATTGGATCAGCAGTCGTACCGGAAGCACCACCAGCGTTGGGCATGTTGTACTCAACGTTGATTGGAATGCCTTGGAAGGTTTCAACCATGCGACCACCATCAATCTGAGACTGGTCGACGTAACGCTCGTGAGCCGAAAGGGCGCGCTTCAGGTTCTTGAATCCAGCGCGGGAAGCAAGAATCACGTTTGGAGCGCCAGAAGGCGACACAGCGTTGATTTCAACAAGCAGGTCGTACAGACCAGCAAGGCCGTTAGCGTTGAAAGATCCAGCGCCATCGAAGCGTTGGTTCTGCCAACCAGTCTTGTCTTGGTAGCTTCCCTTGTCAACGCCACCAACAGCGTTGACCTGAGAACCGACTGCAAGATCTTCAAGGAAACCTTGGTGATCACCAGTGGTAACGTCGATACCGTTAAGAGTGTTCCAATCTTCCCAGCCAGTTTGGCTGCCCTTGACGATTTGCTTAACGAACTCGCGCTTGAGTGCGTTTGCGGTCATCATCACGCGGCTTTCAAGGATGGAAAGCACAGCAGCGTCACCCTGGTTGACCATCTCTTCTTCCGAGGAGATAGCGACGGGGCGAACAACGTGACCGAAGTCGTACTGTGCAGGCTGGAACACGTCTTCAACGCTGAGGTCGATGCGCTCAAAACCAGTCTGCATACGAGTGGTCGAAGAGTGCTCACCGAAGCCCAGAGGGACTACAATCCGAGTACCACCGGCTTGAACTGGCTTGCCAGCACCGTGGATTCGCTCTTGTGCGTCGAGAAAAGCAACTGATTCGTGAACGTTGTCACGAAAGTCCTTCATCAGGATGTGCATAGTTGTGGAAAGCAGTTCGTTTCCAATGGACAGTTGTGTAGTTGCCATTTTAGGCTCCTATTAGCGGTTATTTGAAAAGGCTTTTGCAGCTTCGGGGTTTGACTGGAGCCAAGCAGCAATTGAAGCTGCACCTTGCTTCTTGACATCAGGGGGAATTTCAGTGGAGTCTGGCGACCCACTCACAGAACTACGCTGAACACGACGCGCTGCGTCTGCACGGGCACGACGCTCTTTCTCTGCACGCTTGCGTTGCTCGCTCATTACGCGACGAGCGCGAACGATTTCGTATGCATCTTGAGTGGAAATTGGCGAATCAGATTGCCTGCGATCACCAACCATCTTTGCAACTTCCTTTTTGAAAGAAGGTTCTTTCATCTCAGGATGTGACTCCAAGAAGTCAAGATACGCGCTCTCTTGTCGGCGCTGAGATGAGACTTCTTGCATCGGACGGAATACGCCTTGAACCGCTTCGGCAACGCCACGGTTGATTCTCGCCTGAATCCCCTCCTCCGACATGATGTCTGGAAGCTCAGATTCTTCTGTCTCAAGCGACTTTCTGATCCGAGGATCATCAATAATCGATGCAAACTCAGCTTGGCGACGAGCAAAGTCACGCTCAAGGCTCTGAATCTGATTCTCTCTCTGTGAGTACTTCTCTACCTTCTTTGCATGAGCCGCATCCAACTCATTTTGCTTTTGCTTGTACGCAACGCGAAAGTTGTGAAGCATGCGGCGAGCAACAGTAGGAAGCTCTTTGATATCTTGTTCGCTGATGTTCGAATAAAAATCATCAGTCTTCAGTTCATCATCATCAATCGACGAGAAGAGAGGATCAAAAGATTTTTCATCGATGCTTGGGGTAGGGGCAGGCTCATCAGAACTTGAAAATTCTGTTGGACCACCACTGGCATCCAAAACATCAGGTGTGGACTGGCCCGATTCAAGGCTACTTTCTTGATCGTCCAATAGTCCTGTAGTTCCTGCTGCAACATCAGGCTCTACATCATTTGTAATTTCGTCTTGCACAAATATCTCCTTTGATTTTTAAATCTACCACTGTCTAAGTTACTTCATCAATAAAATACAAATATTTACTGCATCTCTGCAGCAAGCATAGCGTCTTCATCGCCCATATCAGTGGGAGGTGGAGACATCTCTGCTTCTTCTGGGCCTTCATCGCCAGGAGCCTCAGCGCCCTCTTGGAGTGCTGCAACGGCTTCGACAAACTTCTTATCCTTGCCCATCATCTTCAGTTGCGCGCTTACCTTGCGAACTTCTGTATCCGTCACAATAGAAAAGGGATCAAACCCGTACTTGTCAGCAAACTCGCCGCCAGCAACCATCCCAACAAGCTGAGAAATAGCCAGAAGAGCCAAAAAGACATCAGGGGGAAGTGGCGCATTAAGCTTTCCACCGTCTGCTGCACTGGTGTCAAGTTCGATCTCAGGCATGTCGGCATCGGAAATCTTGGACAGAGTATCATTAAAGATCTTGACCAAAGAATCCAGAGCCTTCACGGAGAATGGCTTAGTCGGAGGGGGCGCTGATCGAGCAAGCTCATCAAGCTGCGCCTCTACATCCTGACCAGGGTCAGCAGGTGCTGCCTCTGCTTCAGCAGGTGGTGGAGCAGCGGGTGCCTCACCTTCAGCGGGTTGTCCGTATTCTTTTCCGTACATGCTATCTCCTGTTCTCTTTATCGAGAGCCTCACGATGCTGTCTAAATGCTGGGTGATTATCTAACCGATCGCAGTAGTCATTATATTCTTTTATTTCTTTTTCCTGCCTTAAATCCCACTTACTGTATTCCTTTTCAACATCCCAGTCACCATCTACCGGCGTAAGACCTCTTGCTTTGCATACATCTTTACGATGCTGCTTGCTCATCAACATTACACCAAGTCCGCGATCATAGTATGGAAACTGTTCACTAAATCTATCAATTCTTGCCATCGGAACCCACTTAGAGTTCATCGACGAGCATTTTGTACATTTCTGTGGATCCTCAAAGTGCTGACCCTTACTGAAATCAATTATCTCATCAAATTTGTGATTACAATCTTTGCACATATATAAATGCATAACCAATCCGTTCGTACGCGTAGACTTTCTCTCCGCTTTGGTGTACGGGTCGTTTGATTGAGCATTTGATACTCTGAACACTCGCTTCGATGAACCACCACATTCAGAGCAATCTATGGAATCAGGCCTGTTTGCAAACCTGCATGTGTAGTCCTGCTCATAATTACATTTATCGCATTTATAACTATATGTTGGCACTTGCTGCCTCCAATACTTGTTGAATCGCTGCAGATTGTTGATCTGGTGGCATAGCAGAGATCTGATCAAGAACTTGAATCAATTCAGGTTGATCAGCAAACAATTGCCTCAAAGCCTCGATGGCCTGATCGGGGGGCATCTGTGCGATCTGAGCTAATACATCCTCAGCTTGCGCCTGACCTTCAGGGGGAGGCGGGGCTTCTGGGCTTTCTCCCGGTGCCTGTTGCTCAGGAGGAGGCCCTGCAGCGGCAGCCTGTCCTGGCGGTTCCTGAGGCTTTTCTTTAGATTTTTTAGATTTCTTGGATTTTTTGTCTTCTGCTTCTTGCTCTTCAAGTTCAGCCTTCAACTCATCAGGGTGAAGGTCTTTCGGAAGATCAAAACGGTCTGCAAGAACCTGCATGTAGTTCTTCGCGATTACGCCTTGGGGTCCGCCTTTCGATGCTGAGTCCCAAAGCGCCATGTAAGGTTGCATGAGAGCGACAAGGTTTTGCTGCATGGCAGCGTCACTGAGTGGCGTCCTCCCGCCCTCAACAAAGCTAATCTCAAAATTGGCATCAAGATCTTCGACCGTGACGACCATCTGCTCGTTTCGTTCCCGCAAGATGATGGTTTCTTGACGAAGCGAATAATCACCATCTTTTTCGTCGATTCCGAGATCCGAGACAACATCTTCATCAACAAACGGCTCCTGCATAGATGCTGTGTTTCGAACAAGGGCCATGTCAACCTGCTCTTCTTCACGCTCATCATTGGCCTTTGTGATTTCTGATGTCCGACCAGCAAGAGTAGAACCAAGAAGATTCAACTCATCATCAGACATGTCATCAAGTTCACGCTTGTCGGTAATCTGAGACGCCAGATCTTTGAAGTCTTCAGAATCAACGTCAATACCAGCTATTTCAGCAAGGCTCTTGATTCTTTCCTTGTCAAAGACCTCTGGCTCTTTAGGCTCTTCAGGTTCAGACTGATCCTCTTGTGGTGTAGCGCCAACCTCAGATACGTCGACTTTCTGATCTTCATACGCTCCCTGGCTGTCGCCATCATCCTGCATGCTGGCAATCAGAGCCCTAAGCATCAATTCAGTCAGGTTTGAAAGCCACTGATCCTTAATGGCAGCATGAAGGCCAAACTCGGACTCTGTGTACTGCTGAACAGTCTCAACCTCAAATGCAGTTGCCTTTGTTACGATGCCGCGAGAAGCCGGGCTTGTACCAATTACACGCTCAATATCCGTCTCAACGTCGCGCACGTACGACTGAATATTGCTTGAAATAGGAGCGTTCTGAATTGGAATGATCGCATCGTTTAGAGGCCGTTCATATCCAGAATCAACTTCAAGAATCAGGCCGTCGTGACCCTCAGTAAGCAGAGTCATCTCTTCAGCATTCAGCGTGCCTTTTCGAGTAACGTACTGACGAGTGTCCTTTCGCGTAGCCATCGCCATGTATGACCGATAAGCGTTCAACTCTTTAAACTGAGGCATCAATCGCTTTACATGGGCAATGCCACGCAGCGGGAACTCAGGCTCGTAGTTGAAAATCAATGGGACAATGTGGGCCATAGGCTCGCCATCATGACGAACAAAAGGAAGAGGGCCAACATATACGGGTTCTTTGGAGTCCTTGCCCTGACCAAGGACATAAATTTCCAGACGACCTTCGTACTTAATGTCAGGATTTTCCGGGTCTTGGTAGTGATCGACAAGATTGCAAAACTCCAAAACACGAACAAAGTTGTTGTCTTCCTCTGCAACCTCATAGCGTTTGCGGTTTTTATAGTCATCGCTGACATTATCGGATGAAGACAAAAAGTCTACGCGACGAGTTCCAGACAAGTCTGACAACCCATACTCCTGCTCAACCTCAATTTTTGGGCGGTAGTACAGGTGTCCACGAAACCGCTCATCATCTACGTCCGAAACCTCAGTATCAAGAAGCATCTCCCATACAGGAATCACTCGCATCCAGACACGGTCCAGTGCGCTCCCACGGCCATGGTGGTATCCAACCTTCACGCCAGAACCAGGATACAAGAGGGACTGACGAAGGGCCGTCATGACCCGCTCATGAATCTTGCGACTTGCAAGCATCCTGTTGATTGCAAGCTCTGCCTTCTGTGGGTCACCCTTACCTGCAGGGTCAGAACCAAGAATTACTCGACTGGCTCTTGGATACAGGGCCGACAGATATGAAGTGATCACTCCCCACAGACGGTTGACCTCTACCTCTACCTCTCGAAGACGACGATTGCGTTTAGGCATATCGTCACCCGTCATGTACTCCCAGTAACGAGTCATGTACGTGTGCTTGTACAGAGACCAGTCTTTGCGGTTCTGTCGTGCGTGACGATCGTGGGCGCGAACAAACTCGTGAATCAGCTTCGGGTTGATTTGATCTTTATTCTTCACGAGACCTTCGCTCCGCTCATTACATTAAAAGGATTTCTGCGAGCATGATATCTCTTTGAGCCCCTTTTGGGAATCTCCTTAGCCTGAGGCATTTTACGGCGATTCCACTCAGCCAACATTAACGCATCACAATGGTCGTCGTGATATCCGTCTTGTCCCTCGATTTTACCGTTGTGCTCGCGTATATGCATCAATTCTTGAACTGTAGACAAATCATTAAGCGTTATAGAGTCGCTATTGATCATTTGTCTTAGATGAGCATAGGCCTCTTCTTTGTTTCCACGAGTAGTTGTCCAGAATTTTGGCGTCTTGCTGGCAGCCTGACCAGGAGCAGGCGGCTTGTGCCACAGCGGCAAACCGGCCTTCTGAAACTCACGAATAACAACTGGGCCAGCACCACCTGTATTGGCCTCAACCAGTGAGCGGGCCTTGTTGTAGTGCATTGCAAGCTCAACGGCTTTTTGAGCAAACAAAATCTCACCGCCATAGTTCATTGACAATGTAGCCACTTGCCTGCCATCTGCGCTCAACACCTGAGCCACAGCATAGTCGCCGCCGTTGCACCAGGAGGGGTCTACGCCGATTGCGTAGTTCATCCCAGGGTAAGGCCTTTCATAGATCCTCAACTCGCCCTCTACAGGCTTTAAAGACGACAAAACAGAGTTCAAATAGTCTGTGTCAAACCAACTGCCGTCGTGAATGGCAAAGCCGTCCTCGATCGTAAGCGGGTACTCTCTACGGAACCGACGAATACCAATTCCATTGACCCCATGAATCTTGTCGTGACGCCAGTACAACTGACGCATCGTAAGATCATGCTGCTGGCCAAGAAGCCACTCTTCCTGATCGGGCTCCCAACCATCTGGAACTTCAGCCTGATACGCCAAGTGATCAGACCATTTGAAGAAACGAAACCGCACAGATGTGTCTCCACGCTGCTTAGCCTCAATGGCGCTCAACACCTTGGAGTGGAACAGATTGCCGGGTCCGTCAGCCGTAGAAATAATGATGATCTTCTTGTGTGGCCCCTCGTGAAGCGTCGATGTAACAGACGCCCATACGTCCTCAGCATTTGGCCAGAACGCCAACTCATCGGCATGCAGACGCTGATACGTCCAACCACGAGCGTCACTCTTACCACCCGCCGTCATGCAACGGAAACCGGCCATGCTGTCCCGAAAGATCAACTCTCGTTTGTTTGATCTCTCAATGGGCTTCTTGAGCATCTGAGGCAGAGAGCGGTAGTAGTGCCGCACACGACCAAAGATAGCGTCAGTAGAATCGTAGGAGTCCGCAACAACCAGACACCGTGCCGGGTCCTGAACCCAATACAGGTAGTTGAAGTTGTACGCCGTCGCGACAGTCGTATCCCCAATCTGACGAGGTTTATAATGAATGACCGTCTCAGCTTCCGACTCGAAGTCCTGAAGAGCCATTACCTGCTCAGCAAATGGCGTGTTGAAGAGCCTTTCCTGACCCTTCTCGTCAACGATCTTCAATCGCCCAATAAACTCGCCAGGGTTCTGGGCAAGCTGGGCAATAAGCTTCTTATCATGTGCATTCACTACGCCTCACCAGGCTTCATCGCCCAAGCATCCCCACCACCACTGCTGAAGTAGTTTCGAAGCTCAGACATTGCTTCACTATCGGCTTGGTCCTTCTTGGCTGCAGCAGAATCAAATCGAGTCTTTGCGTACTGCCTGTAGGCCCATTCTTCGCCTTCCGTCATTGCATCGCGAACACCCGTCCAATACTGAGCGTCCATCATCTTAAATTCTTCTTCCGACAACTCCCGTGTCTCAGGGAACTCCGAATAAAACCACTGACGAAATCTTTTGTCGTCATCACACCAGCGATTCCATATGCGCTCGTTGATCCGAACGCCCTTGTATGCCTTTTGTCGAGTCGCCTCGTACCACTCACCACGAAAGAATCGATTACGCTTTGCCATACGATATGCTAGATCTCGGAACTTCTGCTGCTGAACAGACGGCTTAAAGTCGTCGTCACCTGGCTTCAGCCATTCCTCAATGTCCGGGTGATCAACGTGATTAGTTTCTTCATTCACGTCAACCCTGCAAAGTCGACCCAAAAAAACTACGTCGTCGTCATTTTTTTTATCAGACATCATTATCTCCTTTCAATGCATTATCACATACAGAAGGCTATCCAATATGTCTAAGAAGCAAAACAAATCATTTGAACAGTTTAATAAAGTGCTTCAACAACTAAAGGAAGAAGGGAAAATTAGCGATGCCCCCCCTCCGTCCAAACCTGATGAACGGAGAGAGTATATCAATAGACTAACTGAACTATTCAAAGAGAGAATATATTCGCCAGACTAGAACGGGATGTGCTCATCGCCCTGGTTGTGAGCCGTGTTCTGGGCCTGAACAATAGAACCACTGTCGGCACGACCTCCCAAAAAGCGAATGTTGTCGGCAACAATCTCAGTTGAGTAGCGGTCAGCGCCAGACTTGTCTTGGTACTTGCGAGTCTGAATGCGACCCTCAACAAACAGTTCCTTACCCTTCGAACAGAACTTTGCGACGTTCTCAGCAGAACGACCCCACACAGTCACATTGTGCCACTCTGTATGATCAACCCATTGATCACCCTCTTTGCGACGATCGTTGGTTGCAAGTCGAATATTGACTACAGAAGTTCCACCACCCGTTGTTCTAAGATCGGGGTCTGAACCAAGTCGTCCGACTAGAATTGCTTTATTTACACTCATTACTTCTATCCTCGTTCGTATTTACTGTATGCAATCGCAAGTTCACGATCACGTTCCTTATCCGACATGTCGGGATTCTTAGCGTATTCCCTACGCATGTGTTTGGCCAGAAACTTGTCCTCTGCTGGATTGCCCTTCTCTTTGTCTGTTTTGACGTAAGTGGGCTTACCTCCGACTCCTTGTTTCTTTGCGCGCTTTCTGCTGCACGCGCTCTTCCTCTCCTCTTTGGTCATAGAGTTTGCTTTGGAGCGTGGGACGCACTTTGGGTAGCCGCGCTTTGACTTCTTGGCGGACTTTCTG